TCTATTTGCACCATCAACGGTCATCCAACCCTTAAAACAAATTACATCGGGATTTTCTTGTGCCGCTTTAAGTATTGAAGGAATGTATTTTGGCGTTATGTAATCATCATCATCAATATGGACCACATACTTACCTTGCGCCTTCTCAACTAATTGATTGCGTTTATTGCCTGTGCTTATTCTCCCATCGTCAATATGTGTAAGAACTTCAACGCCTTCATGTGTACCAATTAATTTTAACAATGTGCGAAGGCTTCCCGCTCTACTTTGTAAGGATGGTATTAGTATTGAGAGTATCATATTAACCAAATATACTTATTTTAGGAAAACCTAAATTTTTTCTTTTTATATATGTTCTTTCGTCTTGTCGGTAATAAATATCATTACGCCTACCCAAAGCATCCGTTTGCCCAAATCCCCAAGCTGGGTGCTTATGTTCAAATAAATGTAGGTTTAAATAAACGTACCTATTTAATTCAATTGCTACATCCATAGCCTCATTATCGCACCAAAGTGAAGTATAATCGGGATGGTAAATGTATTTAAAGCGATTGTAATATTCGCGCCCCATTATTGACATAGTAGGAAGCAACTCATTAACGTGTCCATCGGGCAAATGCAAGAATTGGTCTAAGCCGCAATGTTCGCGGATAACTTCATCAAATCCGTATTGCGTAAATTCTTGATCATCCGATAAATTAACCAATATATCCCATCCGTCTTTTGGTATATCGCGGTTAATGGCTTCAACTTTACTTTTGCTATCACCTACGCAAACGGTAACATTCTTATCTAATTTAATTGCTTTTAGTTCCTCGCTTTCAAGCGTTAGGGGATCGTCATAATCTAACGATACAACAAATTTATATTCATCCGTTGCCGAATTAGCTACAACGCTATCATAAGCAATAAGCATCTTTGCGGGGCGGTTGCGTGTTGTTAGTTTGTAAAGTATTACCATTCGGATCTAGGTTTAAAAATAAATTTAGGTTTATCATGATAGTTATATATCGCATAGCGTGTTGCGTCCATTCCGTCATCGTTAGCCTTTACAGGTTCTTCGATAATATTATCCTCTTTATCTTTTTTCCATTTGTAAGATTGTATTTCACGCTTTAAGTTAGTACTGCTATCGGTCAAATATAACGGAAAACTTTTAACCTTAACAATACCAGCCCATACATCCTTATTGGCGGCGTGTATGTTAAATCCGCTGCGATATATTTCCTCAATGCTTTTCGGTTCGGCGGCATCGGCAAATATCATTCCCCTACCTATATCAAGCGTTTGCATCTTGCGTATAAGTTCGGTAAGGGTAAGATTGGATTGATAGATTAATTCTTGAACGTAGTGAGCGCCTTCATGATATTCTACTTTTACCAAAGCGGCGGGGTGATTATATCCAAAGTCTAAGCCGTAAAATACTTCGCCTTTGTTTGGTAGTTCGCTAACCGCCCATTTTGTGTAAATAAGCTCCTTTGCCGCGCCTCTTTGCCCTAATCCGTACACTTTCCACATAAAGTCATCGGGAAGGTCTTTAAACGCCTCTATTGCGTTTATTTGGCTTTCCGTTAAATTGGCTTTGTTGTTTAAGTAAGTGGAATGAATCCGTTTGTTTTTAGGATTATCGGCAACGCCATAAACCCAACTTACAAAATCGGCGGGATTCCAGTCAAGGAATATTTGTCCTGTAGTCCTCATTGCCAATTGGTCAAACAATGGCTTAGTAAGTAGATTTGCTTCGTTGATAAAAAGTATATCCCTTCCAGGTCCACGCGCTTTGCCTTCATCTTCTAATCCAAATAGTTCAATGTAAGAACCATTCTTAAATGTGTATATGAAATCGGAATAGCTAAATTGGTTATCATCCCAAAGCTGCAACTCATTCATAATTAACTTAAAATCCCTATAAACACCGCGCTTGATATGTGGTAAGCTATGCGATACGCAACTAATGCGCTTCATTGGCTCATTTACTGCTATTTGAATAAGCAATTGCATAACCGAATAGGATTTGCTTGAACGGCTACCGCCCTCATTGCAAATAATGGGATAACCTTCAATGTATGCATTGTAATTAGCATCATAAACGGGCGTCGTTTTACTTGATAGGCTCATTACCTTCTTGTTGTATGTAGTTTATTTGAATAGGAACTAACGAACCGCTATGATTTAAATTTTGTGTTGCTTTTCCGTATGCCCTATCCAAAAGCAATTCAGCAGCGCGAACATCGCCCTTTGTCGCCTTTGCTCTCAATGCCATCAATATAGCTTTTGCTGCATTAATACCATCTTTATCTTCGGCTAATACTTCTGCTAACAATTGCTTTAATTCGGGTATATCTTTTGATCTGCCTTTTGGGTTTCCGCTTTGCCCCTTCACAAAAGGCTTTGCCCCTGGCGGTGTTATTCCTTTCTTAAATGGCATTTCCGTTCTTTTTAATTGTTATACTTGGGTCTAACTTTCTCATTCGGTCAATTATTACTTGGCAGTATTTTGGGTCTAATTCCATACCATAACACTTGCGGTTAAGTTGGTGGGATGCTACCATTGTTGAACCGCTGCCGAAAAAGCCATCAAATAATAAATTTCCCTTTACTTGGTCTGTAATTATATCAGATAATACTTTTATTGGTTTTTGTGTTGGATGTACTCTTTTGTCTTTTTCTCCTTCTCTAATCATTCCATTCCATAACTGCTTGTATATTCTTACTCTTGTTTCAAAAGAACACCAAGCCATTTCCCCATCAGCAAAATTATTACTATTCATATCGCCTCTTTTATCCCAAATAATCCAACTTGCACTAAATGGTAAAAAATCAACAAAATAATTACCTCCCCAAATAATAAAGTTTTCCATTCCCAAAGAGATACAAGTATTATAGAAATCTTTAGCAGTATCTGTTGTTTCATCAGCTATGACTTTACTATAAACTCCATTCTTTGCTTTATTATCCCCACCTACTTTTCCATTATTTCCAACTATACTAATCCCATAAGGTGGGTCAGTAAATACCATATCAGCCTTCTCCCCATTCATCAGCTTTGCAACTGCATCACTATCCGTACTATCCCCACAAAGCAACCTATGCTGCCCTATTTCAAACAAATCGCCTAAAACTATGTCCGTTTCAATTCCGCCTTCGGGTACATCAAAGTCATCTTCTTCTGCTTCCGCTTTAACTTCAAACTGCTGCGGTATATCCAACCCCCAATCTGCCAACTGTTCTACATCCCAATCGCTTTGCAATTCATCCCAATCCCATTCTCCAAATCCTACGTTATCCTTGATCAAGAATTGTGCCTTTTGTTCCTCTGTCCAATCGTCAGCAATAATTACAGGCAATTCCTTTAAACCTATTTCTTTTGCCGCTTTAAGTCGCATATTGCCGCCCAATACTACAAGTTTGCCATCTGTATCGGTAAAGCATACCAAAGGGCGCTTTTCGAGCATTTCGGGAAAGTCCTTTAAAGATTGAACCAGCTTAGCAAACTTTTCATCCTTTATAACTCTTGGATTCTTTGGGTTTGTTTTTATTTCTGCAATATTTCTGTTCATGTGCCAAAGGTATGTAAAAATTTATATTAAATTCCAGTTTGCACAAAAGTGTATTTTCTTGTAAACGTATCGTATGTGTACTCCAATACTCCAACTTTGCCATTCCATGAATTTCGCACTTTTTGTATATGTATTTCAACTGTATTATTTTCTTTGTTTCTGTAAACCGTAAAACCATTATCAGCCTTATTGTAAAAGTGAGCAGAACCTGAAATACTATAAAGCGTTGGTATTTCATAATTACCATTTTTATCCTTCATTAATTTAGCAGGATGGGCAACTATAAAAATATGAATACCCAATTTAAAGGCTGCCATCTTTATTTTAGTTAATGCATCGGAAATATATAGAGTTTCGCTTTGCCCTGCAGGAATATTGTGTTGTATGTAGTTCCAAGGATCAATTAAAAATCCTTTAATACCTTTTTTTCTTACAAGTTCGGCAGCTTTTAAAAGTATTCCATCTATCGTTGTATCTGCAGTGCCTGTATTAACAAAATTAAAATTGTAGTTTATATGCGGTATAATAAAGTCAAGTTCATCTTTTGATATTCTTTGGTTTTGGTCTTTGCGGTAATCAAATGATTTGCCCGATAATTTTTCCGCAATCTTTGTGGCATGAAATGAAGCGGGTATATTTTCAAAGCTACAAATACCCCATTTCCAATTATCTGTAACGCTTGTTGTTGCCATTATGTAATCTATAAATTCACTTTTTCCGCTTCCTGGGCTTCCTGTTACAATTGTAATTTGACCATCTGCTAATCTTAAATG